CCAGAGCTTCAAAGGCTACAAGAGGTACAGCAGCGACGCCAAGCGTTTATGCAGTCTCCAAACAAAGGGCCAGCAGTTAGTCAATCTGGTGCAGCTAAAAATGATGACATGGCACGCTTATCAACACGGGCTATGGCTAACGCTATGCAACAAGGTCGTCTTAAACAAACATAGGGACGACAACTTCCGTACCCTGTCGTACATTACTCCTGTACGGCAGGCGCTACGGCCCCATAAACCGAACAATCTGGGACAAGAGAAGGACGGCGTGATTTCCGCGTCTTACTTGCGTACCTCGCACATTATATAAAAAACACCTTGCTAAGAAAGGATACTGCTATGGCAGCGTTACAAGGATTGCGGGGAACAGGTGAGTTTTCAACTGACTTTCGCCCCAAGAACTACAGGGAGCTTTTCACGCTCCTGGAGCCAAACGGTAATGCCCCGTTAAACGCTCTTCTATCAATGACTTCCTCCGAAAGTACGGATGATCCCGAATTTAAGAATTTTAGGGATGAACTTCCTGAGAGAGCATTGACAGTAAACGGTGCGGTTTCATCTGCATCAACAACTGCTATCACCATTGACGCAGGTAACGATAACTTGTTTGCCGTAAAAGGCACAATCATCGTGAACAGCGAAACTGGCGAAGTAATGCGGTGTACGGCAGATAGTACGGCAACAGGTCTAACTGTTGAGCGTAACATCGGCGGTACGTCACACACCATCGCGGACGATGCCAAACTCTTCATCGCAGGCACAGCCTACGAAGAAGGCGCGTCATCTCCAACTGGGGTCAGCTTTGATGCCACAGTCGCATCGAACTTCACCCAAATCTTCCGTACTTCATTCACCGTAACAGAGACGTTGCGTGCAACAAATCTGCGTACTGGTGATAAAGAGGACGAGATGGCTACCAAAGCTCTTAAATTGCACATGCAAGATATTGAGCGTGCCATGTTCTTTGGTAAGAAGCACGAAGCAAATGGTTCTACAGCACAACCGCTACGTTTTACAGGCGGATTGATTAACACAATGTCGAACGTGATTGACCGTTCTACAGCGTCTAATGCTATGACTGAAGACCAATTTGATCGAGCACTTATCGAAGATGTCTTTGCTTTTGGTTCAAAACAAAAGATTATGTTTTGTGGCGCAAAAGTTGCTGGACACCTACAGAAGATGGGTAAAGATCGTTGGCAACCAACTGCTGTTGAAGGTGCGTACGGAGTTAATTTAACTCAATACACTACTTTCGCGGGAGATCTTATGGTGCATCTACATCCACAGTTCCGTCAAGTCCCAGGAATGGATAACGCTGCTGTTATCATCGACTTCCCGTACTTGAAGTATCGACACATGGATGGACGTGATACGCAACTTCTACGTGATCGTCAGTCACCAGATGCGGACAGCGTCAAGCACGAGTACCTAACCGAGTGCGGTTTGGAACTTATGCAAGACAAAGTTCACACATACATCAAAAACTGGACAAACTTGGCATAAGCCTAACAGTTCTAGAAAAGCAGGGGGCGGCTTGTGCCGCCCTTTTGCATGGGACGACAGCAGCCCCGAAAACCCCCATAAATAATACAGATCAATCTAGGAGTTTCACATGGCACGAAAACGCGCCCGTACTAAAGACGGACATTTTATAGCTGACGATCCAAACACACCAGAAAACGAAGCGTGGGTTGAGGATAATATAGAAGCACCCAAGGCTAAGAAAGCAAAAAAAGCTGCGCCTAAAAAAGCGGCTGCACCTAAACCACAGTATACTATGTGGATTTCTTCTGAGCCAGAAAACGGCGCATGGGACATTAGGTTGGGTGACGACATAAAAATCAAAGGTGCGTGGGATATTCAGCGTGCGTACGTCAGGTGGAAAATACCTACCGAACTTTTGGATATGGCAATGCAGCACCATCATATTTGGTCAGGAAGAATTATACCAGATGAGGAAGATTAATGAGCTACGGAAGTTCGTCATCAAGTTCTAGTGGTTCAGCATCAACCACTGGCGGCACAGCCACATCTACTGTGGCGGAAAAAAGTATTGTAAAGCCGTTTGCGGCTGCACAAAAGAAAACAACGCCGCTTGAAGACTTGGTGCGATCCGCACTTACAAGGGCTGGTAACTATTCTCCTTCCCGTGTCGATGGCGAAGTAATGATGATGTTCATAGAGCTTGCGAACCGAGTTGTAGAAGAAGTCAGGCGTCATCCTTATTGGACTGGTGGCGACATAGATTACTACAACGACCCAACCGAGTGCAGAGACATTCCAGACTTGGTGATGATCGACGGACTTACAGCCCATTACTTTATCCAACAGGGCAGCGAAAAAGCGATGGTATTCCTACAGCTATACCAAGCAAATTTAACAGACACACTTCTTGAAAGGGACATCGGTAACAAAAAGATCGAGTTCAATATCAAGGATGGCGGCAGCAATAAACGGTATAAATAATGGCAAGATTAGCCTATGCACCAATAGCGGTAAACAGTCAGGCCACAACCTATTACGGGTTTCGTGGCATTGACCGTTCACGCGACATTGCTGCTATGGAAACGCAAGAAGCACAAAACTTCTGGCTACTAGATAACTGTTACGTTGACTATCGCGGTCAGTTGATCCGCGACCCAAAATTCTTTTTACACAGTGGCTCCAACCGCTTTCCTGTAAAGTCGTTAAGGTTCTATAACCGCGAGGGTGTGTGTTATGCAGAGGAAGATGCTGCGAATACACACCTCGCTTCTGACAGAGGCCACAGAGTAGACGGCGCGTTCCCAAAAGATGCAATCGTCACCATGACAAATTTCCAAGGTAAAGTGCATATCTTTTGTGACGACACGCGAATGTATCGTTATGACGGCTTTCAGTTCTCGACTGCAACAGCATCAATAAAGCCGTCTTTTGGCGTACCAATTCAAAGGCGATTAGCTGTTTCTGGATTTAAAGATAGACCTACAGTCGTAGAGTTCTCTCGTGTTGATAACCCTGACATCTTCTTGGAAGAAGAAGCAATCACAGAAGAAGTGACACGCGCAGCATTTATCGACATCTCTAACCTAATCGGTACTGCTGACGAGATCATCGGTCTAGGCTCTTTTGAGGCAAACCGCCTTGCGGTGTTCACACGCGACCAGACCCTTGTTTATATTATCGACCCTGACTTTGAGCAGTGGCAACTCGACAGCCGAGCTAACTTGCGTATCGGTTGCATATCGCACAATACAATCGTCAATGCTGGATCAGATCTTATATTTTGTTCACGTCGCGGTATCCACTCAATCATGCGTTCAGAACAAAACGGTATCACTATTGCTGAAGCCTCTCTCTCTGACGAGATCGAGCCTTTGTACCAAGAGCTTGTAAAAACCACACCAGACCCCAGACAAATATCTGCTGTGTATGATCCAGATACGCAAACGTACCACGTATTCTTCCCCCGCCCAGGAGGTCAGCAGTCAGAAAGACTAAGCATGAACTTCCGTGCTGGTTACGAACTTGTAAACTTCCAACTAGGCGACACACTTCTACCACGCTGCGGAACGTTCTTAGGTGGACGCCTTATGTTTGGTACGGCAGACGGAGTGTACGAAAGTACGGATAGAACCTTTGACCAAGAAACGGGTTTGGCGGACTTACGAAGGTCTCCAATGGTTGCAGAAACTCCCGTACTATGGCTTGGAGATTTTATAAGCACCAAGCGTACGCATACAATGCTTCTTCAAGCTTCTGGAGAAGGTCGATTTTTTGTTGAAGCATTGGACGATCAAGACAGATTAATGGCCTCGATTGAGGTCAACCTAGATAAACTTGAAGGCGATCCGCATTGGGGCGACAGCCCTTTGCGAAGCGACTACTCGTTTCCCTTCAACCACGTATTTCGGGGGGTTCGCCTCCGATTTAGAACTGAGGATCAAGACGTCGATAGTGAAGTCACGATTATCAGTTTCGCCTTTCTTATGCACAAGGAGAAATAAAGATGGCACGCCTTAAGGTACTATATCCTGGGAACCACACTTCAAGCGGCAATATTGGTGCGGATATTGAAAACATCGTGCGCTATCTTAACTCCGCTGAAGTTGGTGACTTTACATTAGCAGAACTTGTTAAAGTTCTTTTTAACGAAGCAGGTGTTTTAAAAGCGCCCGTACAAATAAGAAACGATAACCTAGCTGGGTTGCAGTATAGAGTTGGTGAATATACGGATACCGAGACAGGTTGGGAAACTATTGCGACAATCGCAGATTTGAGAGGTACTTCTGGATCTGACGTTGGAACAATCGGTGCTCCACTATTTTCTGCAAGACAAGACATTGTTATAAATTCAGCAGACAGTAATGGCGTTATTCAATACCCAACTGGCACGTCTGTATTTAACTACATTCACGAGGCCACAGACGCGATTGTTATATACATAAACGGTGCGCTCCAAGCGGAAAACTCCTATACAAACAGCGCAGCAAATAACAACGTGACATTGACTGCTGGTACTCAGGCAGGTGATTTAGTCACAATCTACAAAGTACAATCTGCTAACGATAGTGGCTTTACTCGACAAGACGTTTTAGCTGGTACATCGCAAGCTGTGTTCCCGTTCGTTCATACAGAGGATCAAAAAGTTCTCGTCTATCGAAACGGCGTACTACAGCGTGAAGGCGGTACAAACGACTACACCCAACAGCCTGCCAACAGTACAATTACATTTACGAGTGCTCTTATCCAGAATGATCTCGTAACCTTCATCATCGTAGAAGATACTTCACAGGTTCGTGTTTCTGGCTTGATGACAGAGGATAAGTTTACTAATGCTGATGGATTTATTCCGTTTGCAAAAGTAGCTGTAGCAGACGACGAAGTTCCTCAAAACAAGGTCAGCGGTTTATCAACATTACTTGCGAACAGAGGCCGTGTTTACGTATCTCCATCGCAACCAACCAGTGCCAACGCAGGTGATATGTGGGTTGATACGGGCGCATCGCCAAACGTACTTAAGTTCTACAACGGTACGGGTTGGCTACTAACGTCGCCAGACACAGGCATCCCTGCGTTCGCAACAACCAACGCCTTACAGTTTTTACGTGTGAACTCTACAGGTGGTGGTCTCGAATTTGCGAACGTTGACTTCACTGCTCTCGTACCAAAAACATTTATTGGCGCTGCTGACGGTGTTGCAGGTTTGGACGCTACTGGTAAACTTCCAATCGCTCAGTTACCTGACACCTTTGCAACAAGAAGTTTTTTCTTTACGCAATCAGGTAGCATATCAAACGGCGACTACACTGTAACCCGTGCTTTCAAGCAAAACGTACGCATTGACGCTGTAGCAGCTAAGTGCGGATCTGGTTCGTGCAATATTCAGCTTACAATCAACGGTCAGCCTGCTGGTGACGTTGTGGCTGTAAGCTCTGCATTAAACGAAACAAACTTAACTGCTTCAATCTCAATTAACGCATCAACAACATCTAAAGAAATTGGCTTTCAAGTTACTTCCCAAAGCAGCTTGCAAGACATCGAAGTAACTCTAGCGGCGGTAATTACGAATGTCTAATGACCTATCTCCACACCAACTGCAAGCAATGGCAAAAGCCCTATCTGACATGGGTCGGCGTGGGGATACGCAACTTGTTCATGTTACCAAAGAAGAAGTCGAACTTCTAAAGAAGATCGGTTCGGGTACTAGAAACCCTAACACTGGTCTTCTTGAGTTTGCGCCAACCAACCAGAGTTGGGTCGATCAGTGGAACGCATCAGTTGGTGACGATGATAAGATTGATACAAGCAACTCTAATCCAAACATAAGCGGCAAAAATACAGACGGCACAACTTATGACAGTGACCGAAATAAAGGCGACGACGACTTTACAAATAACTACACGTCTATTCTGACAGTCGATCCAGCTACAGGTAAAACAATCGGCGTATCAGAAGCGGCAGATGGTGGCGAAGCTGGTATAGCAGGTAGAGGCGTACTTACAGAAGCTGAAAGAGAAGCTAACAGACGAAAGAACCCATTTGATCGTGACGGCGATGGATCAATGTGGACAAAGACTGACAGGTTTGGGGCTACGACCAACATCTTTGGTCAGCAAATGAATATCACGTCGAACAACAATAGTGGGTATCTTTGGAACGCTCTCGATGCCGACGGTGATGGGAGCTTTCTTACAGCAAATAATAATAGCTACGGCACAAACGCATTAGTCAAAGGTAATAGCACATTCTCCACAGTAGCTAACGTAGCAGCACTTATAGCTAACCCAGTAGGTTACTTAGGTGCAAAAGCTGTCAATAATCTTTTCGATAAAGATGGTGATGGCAGCATGTTTACAAGCGGCGGTGTTTTTAACAATCCTTTAACTGGAGGTGGAGATGGAACAGGAACAGCTAAACCCATTACTACTGGCGGCGGCAGCAGTCGTAGCAGTAGTAGTAGCGATAGTAGTAGCGAAACGGAAAGCTCGGCGGAAGGCGCAGATGATGTCACAACAGACGAAGCCTCAACGTACAGCGACGTAGTTGGTAACTACCAGTACAACGAGAATAGATTTAGCAGACGTTCAGACGGTCGTCGCTTTTTGTCGTACGATTACAAAGGCGGGGTTGCAGACGTAACTGGCAGCTACACACAAAACATTAAACCGTTCCAAATTATTACATCTATGGAAGACGCAAAGTCTTTCGCATTTTCAGAGCAAGCAGCCAATTCAATCGACCAGATGATCTCGATGATGCCAAAAGAAGTGGCGGATAACTTGGAAGGCTCTATCCACACATACTTAACCAAAGACGGAAACATAGCAGTTGTAGTTGGTACGGACGACACGGGGTACGTCGAAGCTACGTACGCAGGTTCGCAAGACGGTGCAAAAAATGCAATGTCAGACATAGCAAACATGCTTGCGTACATGGAGGCGACTGGTGACACAAAAGTAGACGGCGGATTTATGGGCCGCATCGCGTCAGCCGAAAGGTTTGCAGGTTATGGGTTAGCAGATCTTCAGTCCATTCTTTCAAGAATTAATGAAGAGCTTCAAATGTACGAGCAAGGAAGCTCGTCTTACTTGATGGCTATGGAACGTAAGCAAGAAGTAGAGCGAGAAATCGCCCGACGTCAGGGCGACACTTCGGCTCAAACGACAGAATATTCAGAAGCGGGTGTTACGACTGTAGTAACTGATACGGCAAAACAGATCGTAAACTCATAAGGGACGACTAAACGGCATATGACGTTGTAGATTATCGAATAGGAAACAGGAGTAAGATATGGCTTTTTCACAGGAGGTCTTCGGGCCAAATACAGGAACTTCAATTAAGAAGAGAAAAGAAGCGGCTGCTATGGGTGCGAAAATCGCTGACCAAGGCCGTAAGGGTGACAGCATGGTAATCCACGCATCACCATTCACAATCAAATTGCTATCAGACATTGGTGGAGCAGGTTCATTCAACCCAGAAACAGGGATGCTTGAGTTCTACAACCTAGATGATGCTGTCAAAAAGAAGATGGGATACTAACACTGGACAAGTGGCGAGAGATGATCGGAGAGGTCACTATGCTGTACGCAAGTGACCCCTTTTACAAAAACAAAACGATCCACTCTCTCGGAGATGTAACCATCCCAGCAATAGCACTCAACCGATACAAGGCTTGGGTCAAAGATAAAAAATTAATTGGCTGGTGCGTTTGGGCATTTGCCACAGAAGAAGAGATAGAAGCAGATGAATGGAAAGGCGTCGAACTACTGTCACGCAAAGACGGAGATCAAATACGCATTTTACATTTCATGTGCAAAGGCGGAAAGAAAGAAACTTTGATGTTCGTTAATCATATAAGATCAAGCCTTTCTAAACAGTATCCGCAAGTGAAGTTCGCAACAGCGAGCAGACGTAAGCTGAATGGGTCAGAGCGCCCGCACAAATGGTTTAGAAAGGATACGCAATGAGCCGCTACAGCCTACCAAATCCGTTTATGTATGGAACCTCATTAAGGGGTCACATTGTTTTTGACGATCCGCCCAGTCCTAGCCCAAGTCCTAAATCAAGCCCAAGCCCAAGCCCGTCAACATTTGACATGAACGATCCGTCAACATTTTCGCCTGCACCAGCAGACAACTCAGACGTATTTGGTGACGTAGTAAATGTTGTTCCTATGAGCGATCCTAGTGACAGTGCTTTTGGACAGGGCAACGATAAATCAGAGACGTCTGGTGATGTCGAAACTTACGATGAGTTTGTTAATTTTGTTGACGACCCAGATCCGTCACCCTCCATAACGCCAACGGCTTTAATTGATAACGATGTTAATGATGGTATTACTATTATTCCTATTTCACCATCACCTGACCCTTCACCATCTACGTTCGACATGAATGATCCGTCAACGTTTACTCCCCCAGATGCAGGCGGTGGCTCTTTGGTTACAGGCGAAGCATCGCCCTCAAGTGTAGAAGTATTTACAAGTGCGCCTACTGCTTCACCTCCCTCACCAGATCCAAGTGACAGCCCACCTCAAGGATCAAGCCCAATGACAGATACCAGTGAAGCTGTCACGGAAATTATGATCCTTGCAGAAAACTCTGGCATGAGTGAAGCGGCAGTTCAAGCCGTCCTTGAAGGTGGCCTTTATGAAAGCGACGGTCAAAACTTAGTTCTATCAAGCAACCCAAACTACATCTTTGCAAACGGTACGCTAGAGCCGAACCCAGCCCTTAACGATACAACAAATGCACCAGACGCTACAGATATTGATGGAGGAGCAGCAAATGTCGTAGCACCTGATCCTGACGGAGACGGATATGGATACGAGGATGCTTCTGGCATTACACCAGATACGACATATCCAGACGGTCAGCCAGACGGAATACCTGACGCAGTAGACATAGATGGTGTAGAAAATATAATAGCGCCTCCTTCTGGAGACGATACTAATTTTGACGATAGTTCGGAGGTCACGCCATTTACTAATACAGGCGAGACACCATCACCAGACAGTCCAGATAGTCCAGACAGTCCAGACAGTCCAGATAGCCCAGACACTCCTGACACCCCAGATACGCCAGAAACCCCTCCAGACGGTGATGATCTAACTGCTGAAGAGCTTGCGTACAACAATCTTAGCGCAGAAGATAAGGCAAGAGTAGATAGTGGCGAACTTGTTTGGAACCCAGAAACAGGCGCGTACGAAGCAGCCTCGACAACAACTACTGCTGGAAATCAAACCTTAACCGTGACGTTCCCAGATGGTAGCGTTGTTACAGGTACGGTAGATGCAGATGGAAATGTGTATGACGAAAACGGTAACGTAATCGGAACTTGGGATGGTACAACATTCACAAGAAACGACGGCACAACTACAACGTCAACGCTTCAGACCATCACTATCAACATGAATGATGGAAGTACCCTAAACGGCTTTTTAGATGGAAGCGGTAATGTCGTTGATGCTAACGGAAATATCTTAGGCACAATAAACGACCAAGGTCAGTTTGTACCAGCAGGCGGTGGTAGCACTGTCGATGAAACGGGTACAGGAGATGTTGACACAGGGTATACTGTATCAGGAGGTATTATCTACGATAGCGAGGGTAACATTATTGGTTACGAAGATGGCTACAGAGATGATACAGATGTGCTTGCAGATAAACTTGAGAGCGCAACTGGAGAGAACACAACAGGTATGAGCCGTGCAGAAATCATTGCTCTTATCGAAGAATATATGTCTAACTTTAACTCTGCAAACTATGACCCTGCTGCATTTATGAACGCCTTCGGGTTTGCTCTAGATCCTAACTTTTCTGGTGCAGTAATACCAACCTTCGCAAGCAACACATCTGGCGTATACATGCGTCGTCTTGTTAAAGACCGTGATACGGGTGAGCTTCGATATATTGACGTACCGATTGGTGGAGCATTTATGACTGATACGCAAAGAATGGAGCGACGTTCTGGCTTTGGTCAGGCACTACAATTCTAGGAGCTAGATAATGGCATTAGACAAAATAATTGATCTCTTTGCTGACAACTCGGATACCATACAGGGACTAATGTCCCTATATGGGATCTACGATAGTGTAACAAATGCAAACGCTTCTGCTGATACATTAGAAGGTTTAACGCAAGACCAAATAGACAGAGCTAATCAAGTAACCGCCCTTTATTCAGAGGGCGGTGATGTTCTTAGAGAAAACATAAAAAACCTTCTTGAAGAGTACGGAAGCTTCGGTCAAGTAACACCCGATATAGTTGACGCGTTTACTGAATACTTTGCATTAGAACGTGCGAAAGAAGAGGCGGCGAACGAAGCAACAGTAGACAGTATGACAGAGATTGACAAAGCTCGTCTTACTGGATTTGAAGATGCGTACCGTGACTACATGCAAGGCATTATCAGCGGGTCAGAAACAGATGTGTACACAGCAGACCGTTACGGTAAATCCACTGCTCCAAACACGTTAGATTTTGCAAGACTACAAGACGATCTTACGATGAAGTTTTACGGCCTTCGCAAGCAAATGTCTGATCGAGCAATCAGCGTGCAGCAAGCAAAAGTTGACGCATCTTTGCCAGAGGGTCTTGAAAACAGCACGCTTGCAGTACAAGCAGCGCGTTCGATGGCTGATCTTGCATCACAGCAAGAAGGTGAAAACTTACTTGCAGCTATGAGTGATGCGCAAAATTATATTGCTGGATTGCAAGTAGCCGCATCTAATCAGCAAAACATGACAAATGCTGAACGCAACATGCAGCGCAACTTGCTTGCCGACGTACTTAATAATGCAGCTACGGAAGCAAACATTGAGCTTACAGGTGGTGCGTACGGTCAGGACTTTGCAGGCAATATTAACTCTCTACGACCAACGGCAATCGGAGAGCTTGGCGCGTTGCAGGGCTTGCGTAACAACACAGCAGTTACAGATTATCTAACTGGGCTAAATGCTACGTCTGCAACAAATACTTTAGCGAATGATTATCTTACTCAAGTCGGTGGCTTAGTGACTTCTCCGTACACATTTACAGCAGGCGGAGTAACCAACATGGTAAACACTGGTGGTACGCTTTCAGCCCTTAACAACCTAACTAATAATTACGCTACTGTGGCAAGTTCTAATATGGCTGGAGCAGGGGATTGGCTTGCAAGCCTTAAGGTCTAGGAGACACGAATGTTTGATTTTGGTTCTTTTCGCAAGGGCTTTGTACAAGCAGAACAGAGACAAGAGGCAAAGCGAGCTAAAAACGCGCAGCTTTACAACGACTTTGTACGCAACAACCCAGACGCAACTGTAGATCAAAGGTCTAAGTTCGCAGAAGACTTAGCTGGTGGTAGCGAATACTATAGATCTATACTCCCAACACGACAAACTATGCAGACTAACGTAGACCGACGTCAGGCAGAAGTTGCAGAAGCAGAGCGTGCAAAGAAACAGCGTGCCATGCTTGACCAGATGACGATAATGAGCAAAGGCGCAGATCTTTTAAGTCCGTACTATATTTCTGGAAATGCGGACGAGGGCATGACATTTCTTACAGATCAGTTTGGTGGTATGATTACAGACCAAATGGCTCCGTACATACAAAACGTTGCAAAGCAAAAAGCCCAAGCAGAAGTAGACAAAATCATAAACGCTCGCATTGATACTTGGCAAGCAGCAGGTGCTAACAAGAACGATGTAGAGGGTTTGTTCAATGGTTTTGGCGAAGACTTAACTAGCGGAACTCGCACTAGAGTAAACGGTATTTTAAACGGGCTTAAGACCAAAGCCAAAACAAGCTTTGAAAACGAGTTAAATCAAGCTGCCAAAAGCGGTGATGCAGAAGTGTTCCAAAGCGTCATTGATAAGACAGATACTATGTATCCTAACTTAGACCCAGACACTAAGGCCAAGGTAATCGCAGATCTTAAGCCAATTATGGACAAGGCTGAAGAGGACAGGCAAGACGATATAAATTCAAAGAAAATAGCAATCAAAAATTTAGCAATACAACAAATGGCAGAAAACAAAATGATCTCTGAAGAAGAGGTTAGGGAGTTTATGGAGGCCCAGTACAAGCTAAATAAAATTGACGAAGATATAGACGAAAACGAACTGAAGGATATAGTTCATAAACAACAGCAATTTAGAGTGCAGGTTCTTGACCAAAAAGAAGAAGAAAATCTAAACCAAATCAAGACTAATAACGAAAACATGCGTGGCGTACCTACGCTTGGCGATGAAGCGCAAGACTTAAATAAAGCTATCGAAGCTATTTCAAAAACTGCTGCTGTTGATGGTCAATCAGAAGACGAAAACAAAGAGGCGGAAAAACTTTTACAGGCAAACTTGAGAAAAGCTTTAGATCAAACTGCTTCTACATATGGTATAAATCTTAGCGACCCTGCAATAGCTGCTGCAATGGCAAACGCAATAAATCAGGCCAGACTTGTTTCTGGATGGCAAGGCGTCCAAATAGATCCGCTTTCTATAAAAGCTGCTGTCAATTCTGTAATGTCTGGTTTGGCAACGGGCAGTTCAACTCAAGCACTGGAAAGAGCTTCGTACGCAAAAGCATTGCAAGAGATGGGTATAACTACTCTAGAAGAGTTGCCTAATGAAAAAGCTGCACAGTTTAGAGAGACCTTTAAGAAGCAAAGAATGGCAATGTATGACGAAATGTTTGACGCCATAGACCCAGAGATTGCAAATCTAAATATGCTTGAAAACCAAATTAACTCAGCGGTAGAAAAATCTACAAAAGATATGGACACAATGTTCGTAGGCACAAACTCTATGTTCGAGCAGAACAGAAAGATACTTGATATAGAGTTGTCGGAAATGGTTGGCGATACAACTGTGATTGACCACTACAGACAGAGAACACAAGAGTTTGAAAAGATCTACAAGCTTGACCAAGAGCTAAGTAAGTTAGAGAAAACAGAGCAAGCTTATTTAAAAACATTAGCTGAAGGTGGTTTCTTCAGCCCCGAAACGGCTGAACAAGCGGCAAGGATTAGGGCTGGAATTACTAAAATCAAAGAGCAAAGAGCAAGGTTGCGTACAGAAGGTCAAAAACTTATTGAGCAATACAACCAGATTGAAGCTCGCATTGCCGCGTCCAAGCAAACTGCACTAGAAGGAAACGAAGACGGCTCCAACAACAACACTCTTATAGAAGATGCAATAATTAAGATCGGCCTTAATCAAGGAACTATGACGCCAGAGCTTCTAGAAATTGCTATCAACAAGGCAGCAGAGGAGATTGTATCTTCTAACGCAAAAGAAGTTGGTAACGCGTTCTTTATGGGTACTGCTGGTGCGATAACCTTGGCGCAGCAAAAACAAAAAGACATTGCAGCAGTCGCAGACCAAATTAGAAACGGTCTACAGGGCAACTAATAGGGACGATAAAAGTCTGCACTCCGTTTAATCTGTGTCTATCTGGTTAAATGGAGTACCCGATGGCTGATAATATTAACAGTATACTTAGCGGTAATTTTGGCACGACTACAGACGACGAGCCTAATTACCTATCGAAAAGTGGTTATGAATTACTTTCAGACCAAGACGCAATATCAGAAGTAAGAGATTACTACGCAGCCAACGGGACGTATTTTAACAACGTCAGCGAGATGTGGGACAAGTTCTACACAGACAGACGTTGGGGAGATGTTAATACACTTTCTATGGGCCTTGATGCTGTTGAGTTCGCATCAGGTGGTGACGAGGGAAGAAAAAAATTATCTCGTCTTTCTAAACTTTGGGCGCAAGCGCCGTCCAGAGGATCTACTCTCGACAAAGTAATCGACTACGGTACGGCAGGCGTACTCGATCCTGTAAACCTAATCGGTGTCGGAGCAGGTGGCGCTGCCGTAAAAGCAGGCCAAGCCGCAAGGCTTTCTGGTAAAACTTTAGAACAGTCTGCAAAGGCAGCAACTAAAGCAGGTGTAAACAGAGCAGTCCTTGGCGAAGGTGCTATCGGTGCAGGTATCGGCTTAGGTTTTGACGCTGCACAACAAGGAATGGAAATAGCTCAAGGAGTTTCTGATGAGTTTAGTCTTGGTAGACTTGCTACTGCGACAGTCTTGGATGCTGGCGTATCTGGTGCAGCCGCAGGTCTTCTTGCCAAGGCAGGCTCAACATTTGGTATTGGAGATGTTGCTAAAGGCGTAAGCAGTCTTGGTGATTGGGACAATACAAAGCTAGGCTCAATGCTTGTTCAAGAGCAGGGCTTTGTAACAAGAGAACGCGAAAGCATTACGTCATCACTCTCTGGTGTTACAGATCAAAACGAACTTGATACTGGCAATGCAGCTTTGGCAGACCTTGCTATTAACGAACAAAACATAGCCAATATACAGAAGTACGTTAATGACATGGACTTAGAGCTAGACGGTTTGGCTCAAAGATACCAAGACGAACTAGCAAACGGCAACAACGCAGATGCAGAAGCAATAAAGCAACAGTTTGACGCCTTAATATCTAAGCGAACAAAAGTTCTAAGCATGGAGCCAGACGAACTTTTTGCAAGCGGCGAAATACAGTTAGCCCAAAGAGGTGCTGAACCAGAACAAGCAGCACCAGAAACAGGTGGTACGCAAGATACAGGCGGTACGCAAGATACAGGTGGTACGCAGGACGGTGGACAAAACCAGCGCCAGGAAGAGACGGCGGCTGGTACGGATGATACTGATAGTACGCAAGCTGGAGCCAAAAATACCGAACAAGAAACGAAGGGTAAAGCACCATCAAATGCTACCGAACAACCTGCCGAAGATATAGCTTGGAATTTCAATAGTGACAATCAAAGGTCTGCTCTTGGAAAAAGATTAGGCTTAGAGGGAGACGAACTAGATGCTGAAGTTCAGCGTCGTGTAAATACTGGTGAATTTAAAGTAACTAAGGGAAATAAGTTACATAGAAATACTGTCAGAAACTTATCGTCTGAAACCAAACCAGAAGAGCCTACCGTTGACGCAGAAGAGCTACCCGAACAAAAGCCAGAAGAAGCGCAGTCCGAAGTAGAAGCAGAGCAAGAAGAAGATATAGCTGACGCGAAAGAAAGCACTGACGGAAACGTGGCTGCTTTTGATGAAGCTATACGCAAGTACGAAAAAATTATGGATATGTCCAAAGGCTCTACAGGTTTCTTGGACAACATTAACGCGATCATCGCAAGAATGATGGCAGACGGTCAACTCGACGGTCAGACCTTTAGGTATTTAAAGCAACTGCTTGGTATGCACTCTGATGCAGAAGCAAGAGGCGTCGAAGTTAAGGGCGCAGAAGACCTTGCAGAAATGCGTCGAGAGTTTTTGGAACGTGAAGGCTCTACTAAGCCAGACATTAAAGGTGAAAAGAGAACGATTACTGGCAGAACGGAAAAGGGTTTTGAAATAAAAGTAGACGCATCTACTGATGACGCCACAACTTCTAGATCTGCTGATCGAACAGCAAAAGCTGGAAAAGAGTTAGAAGAAGGCGATGTAAATGCAGGCATGACGGAAGTCGTTACGTTCGACAAAAAAACTGGCGAGCGTAAAGTTAAAATGGTTCGCCAATCTATCTTACGCAAAGGGTTTGATATTGGTGATGGGTACAGTGTTATAAAAGCCTCTGACCGATTTCCAAAACAAAGACTTACACTAGACATTCTAAGAGAGCTTGCCAAAAAAGAAGGTGTCAATGCTCGTGGTGCGTACGCGTATCGAGCAGTAGGTGGCGAGCCAGTAATAGGTAAAGCAGGGCCAAACAAACGTATCGGCAGAGCTTCTAAAAACGAAACAGTCTACTACGCTCCAAGGTTAGACAAAGTATACGCAACTGAAGACATGGCTATGAAGGCTTTGGGTCTTAAAAAATCAGCCAAAAGCAAGAGCAAGCCTGTTGACCAAGCGCCAGAACCTATGACCTCAACTGAAGCAGTCGAAGCTAGAGATAAGGCTTTTGACGATTTCAAGAAGAATGGTGATTTAGAGAAGCTTTCAGACGAACTTGATGTAGTAGATCAAGCCACAGGGCAAACAGATCCAAGACCAGAAAGAAAAATCTCAAAGGATGGGATTATAAAACGTGACGATGTTCCAGACATACCGAGAGAACGGGACGGACTGATTTTCGCTATGATCCCACGCGAAGAGGGTAAAAAGGGTACTTGGTTCCGCAAGATTTCGCCAAACCAAACAGACCCTCGTCAAGTTATAGCTCGTGCGAACCTAGACGATTACTACCTTGGTTACGTACCAGCAGGTGCAAATGCAACTAATAGAAAAATATTGCTCGAAAAGTTGTTCAAGCCGCTTGATGATGACAACGATCCTAGATTAAGCGATGAAGGTTTTAAAGAAGGTATTAGATACCCGATCCCAGAAGAATGGGCGCAAAGAACTTTTGTTAATCAAGAAGAGCTTCCAGACCTACAACGGCACGCACTTAAGGTTGCAGTAAATGTTCTTAGGAGCAACGGTGGTTTTAGCAAAAGACTAGACAATGCGATAATGAACAACAATGCAAGCGTTTATGACTTGCATAACTTAACTGTTCTTTTTGAAAATATTCCTTTTAAAGCAAAGGCCGACTTTGGAAAGGGTGTAGAGGAGCTTCCTTTAGCACACAGATTGGCGGTGTATAAAAATCTTTTGGAGGCGCAAAAGTTTTTTGCTCCTGACGGTATACGGTATAACACAACAACCCTCGAAAACAGCATACGCCAACTAAAAGAAAACATATACTCCAGTGCTCCAGCAAAGGCGAAATCAAACCTTGAAAAGATGATGCGTGATGTCTTGCCAGAAGACCAAGCTCCTATCTTTTATAAAAGTTTTGGTGGCAATGCTTTTGAAGCTGTTAATATTCCATTTAATAAAGCCACAAATAATTCGTTAAGATTGAACGCTAGTTATAGAGGTCTAAGTGGGGCATCACAAAGAAATATAATGTCTAGCGAGTTTGCTTTGGCGCATGAACTTGGTCATTGGACTTGGCAAAACCTTTTAGATAGCGAAACTAAGCTAGAATTTTTACAAGCTATGGATAAGTTTTACGACGAAAACGGAAAACTATACCCAGACGCAATGGACGAAATATATACCAAGTCACCTGTAATGATAACTAATGCAGGTGATGCTGGAGCAGGGAACTTTGACGAAGGCTTTCACGAGTATTTTGCAAACCAGTACGCTCTTTGGCTAACTAAGCGACATGATATGCTTTCTGTTAAAGACGAAGGTCTTTGGCAAAAAATCACAAGATACATGGCGGCACTCTTAGCTAAAATAAATGGTCAAGAAATTATTGACCAAGACATGCTGCCTCTTTTCCAAAAGCTAATCATAGATGATGTCAAAGCAGATCGAGTAGAGGTTATGGCTCCTGTCGAGCCAAAGACAAACAAGGGTAAAGCTATACGAGCACGCTTTGTTAATATGAGTGAAGCTTTTTACGCAGCAAGAAGCGCATTTGATAGTGGCGATCTTGATGCAGTAGCAGAGAACTTAAGCAATCTTGCAAGCGAATTTCGCGGTATGGTTACTACCAAGAAGGAAGCTGCAATATTTGTTGCCAAGCGAAACAAAGAAGCTAGGGCAGCAAACAGAGGTAACAGGAAAAACGACGAACCTTTACGTCCGTACACAGGTGCTTTTGGCGTTGTTAAAAAACACCATACCGCAATGCGAACTGCTGCACAGCAAATCGAAAGCGTTACGCGTAAGTTTACTATGGAAGTTAAAACCAAAGATGGTGAAGACTTCGATGGTATAGGTTTTGGGCCAGAAGTTTATGATGGTGTTTCAGAGATTATGGAAAAGGCTGGACTTGCAGAACTTATAGAAGATGTGCAAGCAACCATGAATAATGCGTACCTTGATGTAGAAATGGGCGACATTCCAGAGTTTATAGCAACTTCTACAGAAATAACTCGCAGAGCAGAACTCCCGAATGGTGCAGAAACTATTAAGAGAGCACAGAGGTTCAAGCGTGTTAAGGGACGCGCTAATGCAGCCAAAGCCAAGCGTAGAAAAACAGGCAGAAATATTAAAAACAACCAAAAGATTAAAGACCCGACGGCAGCACCAGATATAAAAGACGCTCCAAAGGTACGCATTAACGAGCTTGATATTGATACGTCCATTGAGGCTTACGAGAAAAGTTTAAACAGTGGTGCAGAAACTAAACAATCGAAGAAAATAAGGTCTCATATTGTTGGGCTGATTAGGTCTATGCCAAACGCAACTCCAATCGCAGATAAGAAGTTGGCTCGATCAATTAAAGAAATGCGCCTGCCAGAAATGATTAGCAACTATACAAAAGCAATCACAATGTTGCGTGCATTAAAAGACGATGACCCAATGGTAAACATGACCTTTAACATGGCACGTGGAATTGAGTTTGAGCTACAGCGCAGAAACGAAAAAAATACAGTAACCAATAACCTTGTGCAAAAAGCAATAGAAACAGAGAAGATGATGGACGCAGATATTGGCGAAGACCCAAGCGTTCCATCAGAACTCCCGTACACAGCAAGAAATGCAGTAAAAGCAATTACGCACAGAACCAGTGAGTTACAATCGTCTGCCAGAAAACTTGCTTCTCGCTTGATGTATTTAGGCGTACAGTTTTCTCCTGACGTTAAGTCAGAAAGTTTCAAAAACGTACGCAATGACGTACGTAAAATTGCTGGAGAGTTATCCAAGTCAGAAGACATATCAAAGTCTATAGAAACTATTGCTCAATATGTTTACAATTCTAACCTTTTGCCGACACAGCAGCGCGAAACACTACGACGTGCAGCAGGTGCTCTAGGACGTGATCCTTCAGAAGTTCTTGCTAGAATTGTTGCAGAAGACAGTGACATAAAATCTAACAGGCAAGCAGTCGCTTTGCTTGATACGGTTGATGATGACTTTGCAAGAGAGCATATGTTTGAAGCATTAAACGACGTGCGTACGTCAATGCGAGAAGGCGTAGCTTTCGTAACAAACGGATTGATTGCGAAGCCGACAGCACGCAGACGATTTGCTCCACTTCTTACGTACGGTAATATGTCATCTGAAACATCTGTTTTTGACCCGACATCGCCAAAGAACAAATTTGTTGACGACGTGCCTGCTGAATTTGTGCAAGACTTCGCGGAAGACTATATATCTCAAGCATCTCCTAAAACCATAAGAGCAATGCAAGAGTTTGTGCAGTCTGACGAAGTTGTTCCTTACTATGTAGACGTAAGCACAAGTGGCCCAATGAGATCTGGCATAAAGGTGGACACACAGCCACGTAATAAAATTAGTGCTATGCCTATAAACGATTTAAGTGATGAAGCCGCAGAGCTTCTTGACGATCTTAAAAAAGTTAGAGGCCAGATAAACAATTTACGAGCAAGAGGCGGTAGCCCTAATCGCATACAGCAACTTTACTATGAAGAAGAAGCATTGCGTTTAGAGATTGCCGAGGCAGGTATTCCAGACGTTCATATGTCTACGCCAGTATTAATAAGAGATACGAAGCCTGCAAAATTTAATAGGGACATGATACCTTCTGACGGTATTGTTAAAGCTTTATCGCGTGCGATTATTGATGCTGACGACAAAACAACAGGTATCAATAATGCTGCAAACATTCTTGATAGTATGCAAGGTTCTTACAGCCCAAGGCAGATGCTCGATACTCTCTCTGAAGCAGCAGGCGGTGAAGACAAGCTAAAAACAATTATGCGTGACTTGGGGTACACAAGCTTAAATATTAGTGGTGAAAAAACAATGTTGAGCGATGTGGATGTGCGAGATATACGTGCGCCGTTGTTTGACGAGCCAGAAATGGCCTTCAATGACAACATGCCAAGCGATCCAGTAGCCCATTACGTTGATGGTATGGAGGTTGCTAACGATGGTGGAGACCAAGCGTTCGACCAAGTTTTACAGTCTTTAGAAATCGCAGGTATGCCAAAGAAAGCAACAGACATACTTGCCAAGGTTAAGCGCGGCAAAGAGATTACGCCAAACGAAGGCCGAGAACTACGGCGCGTAACAAAGTTTGGCCTAGCGCGGAACAATGCGCAGCGGTTAGCTCGTGCAGGTATGCGTACCCTTGCAGAGTTCTTTGAGCCGAGCGATGCGGGAGCAGGCCACTTCGAAAGGTACGCCTTGCGTACTGGTCAATTCTTGGGGCCATTGCAACGTATGCTCATTAAGCTGCCCGATAGCGGCAGCGGTATGAAGCGTTGGTTACGAAACGGTTTAGGTGAAATGATGTATGCTTATAACCTTGGTGAGAACCTTGGTTCTATGCTTCGTATTCCTCCCCCCACAAGAAAAGAACCTATAACAAGCCATCTGCAAATTCTAAACGCACTTAGGAATGAGCAGCAGGTAAATACGCTTACATCACAGCAGCGAGAAATATACGAGTACATGCGTACCTATTTCAAAGACGCACGGGATAGATTAGTTTCTGCTGGCTATGACGTTGGAAACATTAAGAAAAACTACGTACCCCAAGTTTGGCGTCGTGATCTTATCGAAGCTGACCGAGAAGGTTTTGTCGAAATACTTTCTAGATACTTTACCGCAGAACATGCACAACGCGGTGCAGTTCTTGAGCAGCAGCAAGCAAGATTAAAAGCAGAAGGTGTGGCTGACAGACTGATACACGAAGACGGCGTATGGACAGGCGATGCGCACGCCTTTAATCGGGGCGGCGAGCGTGGCGTAGATCATGTAGACTATCAGCGTTTGATTAGACTTGATGAGCAATGGGCTACAAGATTTACAGATATGCGTGACCCAGCCAATAACTTATCTAAGTTCCTAGAGAACGACTTAATGATAATAGGCTCTAAGTACGCAGATAGTGTTGAGCAACGTATCGACATAGCGCAAAAGTTTGGTGTCGGCGGGTTCGGTTATTTCGATTATCTCGCTATTATGAACGGTGGTCTGGATGCTATTTCTAAACTGTTGCGTTCAGATAAAGTATTACGAAAAGACTATAAACTTTTTGTAGACCCATCGAACACTAAGGATGAAGTTGCAGGTGAGGGCGCACACGCAATCTGGAGATCGGCTATATTCATGGCCCCAATCCAAAAAGGTGGGCCAGAAGGTCAAATGATTGCAAAAGAACGGGCAGAAAAGTTTGCTCGCATGGCACACAACGGATCAACCGAAGATGAAATATTCGAAGAAATTATGTCTATGGTTGAGCCTGACGGTCAGAACAGTGGTGGCGAGCAGATGCGAAAGAACTTTTCGTTCCGTGCTCGTGCAATCGCAAGCGCACTGGTAGACACAAAAGGTTTGGATGAAAACTTCATGCCTCAGTCTCATATGGTTGAGGAAGCTGACAACCTATATAAAGCTGTAGCTCGCAAGCCAGTCTACAAT